ATTATTCTCCTATATTAAGAGACAATTGACGTTCTGCATTTGCCTCTTCCGTACGTTCACGAACAATGGTTTCAGCAATTTCGTCAAACGCTTCGTAAAATTGTGTATCATCTTTCCAATAACTAATATTTGCTGCATATACATCTGCATCTACAAAATTCCAATTAATTGTAAAATTTTCATTTAGATTTTCAGATTTATCAACTGCATCGCGGATATCAATTTCAAGCATTGAATAGATCATTTGTGATTCTCTCTTATCGTTTCTATACATATTTTATAGCATGGTAGAAATAGATTGTCAAGCATTATTTTAAATTGTTATTCTAATCCCATGCACGGAATAATAATAGATTGCTGGCAGTTATCTGGGTAGGCAATTGCAGCACCAAGAATAGGCAATCCTACCATAAAGAAAGTAATAATAATAAAAGATAACAATAGTTTCATAAGTTATAATCCTAGTTTGGTGGGCGACCCTGGAATCGAACCAGGCGTGCGTCTCCGCGAGGGAGTTACAGTCCCCTGCCACACCTTGCGGCCTGTCGCCCACTTTAAATTTGGTAGAAGTGGGTGGATTCGAACCACCTCAAAGGCGCTAATCTGGCGCAAAGAGCATATAAAACTCCTCTGACTACCAAGTCTCACTTCCGATTTTTTTTGGTGCTCCCGGTAGGACTCGAACCTACGACCGACCCGTTATGAGCGGGTGGCTCTAACCAACTGAGCTACAGGAGCGTTATTTCTGGAGCGGGTAAGGAGAATCGAACTCCTGTCTAAAGGTTGGAAACCTACCGTAATAACCACTATACGATACCCGCTGTTTATTTTATCTTTCTACTAAAGGAGTAGCAGCCTGTGAATCATGATAGTCACCACTTGCATAGTAATCACGATACGCAACCTCTTTGACCATTATACCGTTCTTCATACGATATGTAACAATTTCTCTACGAATGACACCAGTAGTATCAGCATCAAATGCGGCTTTAAATGGTCCATCTGCCATATTATATTCTCCTTAATAATATTTGGTACTCGTACCCGGACTTGAACCGGGACGCCTCAAGGGCAACAGATTTTAAGTCTGGCGCGTCTACCGATTCCGCCATACGAGCATATTAATTAGATGATGTAATCATCGTGTTCATTTTCCCATTGATTAATGGCATTTCTTAGTCCTACCGCTAACCAATCACCACCTGCCATATCAAGCATTTCGTTCCATTGGTCAACAACTTCGTCGATTTGTTCACGATCTAATTCATCTGGTGAATCTACCCCAAAATGTTCTTCAATTAGTCTAAATGCCCAATCTGTAACTTCACCTTCCAACCAATCAAGCATTTTGTGTGGACGATGGATTTCAAATTTATCTTCACTCATGTTCGCCTCCATTGCCACGTCCATTATACTTATGACCTGACTGTAATAGTTTGTTTAGTGATGCAGAATTTTTATCTGCTTGACGAAAGGTGATCGCCGTAATTGTAATACCACTAATTAGAAAAATATGAAATGCAGCACTAATACCAAAAGCAATCACGCTACCTATCATCACTGCGAAGATACCACTCCAAATGAAGAACAGACACTGAAATACCATATGTCCCACCATTGGATCTAAATTGCGCAATGGTGATTTTTCAACTGTCATTACACTATCCCACATTTCTTTAGGTAGTGCAAAAAGAGTTGTTAAAGTATTTGCCAACCCAATAGGTTTATTAGCAGGGTTCATATTTATTTCTCCTTTACTTTGGCGATCCCTATAGGATTCGAACCTATGACCTAGTGCTTAGAAGGCACTTGCTCTATCCAGCTGAGCTAAGGAATCATTATTCTTTTAGTAAATAAGTTGCATACCATCTACATTAGATTGTTTCCAGCCACGTACTTCTGCATGTGCATCAATAATATCTTTACGTGTGGAATCTGGCGACATTTTTACTTTGTTCGCCCAATCTTGCATTTCCATTTCAACCATAATTGCTTGTTGTCCGTGTGACACACCAGCATTAACTTTGTTTACTTCATTCCAAATAATATTAGCATCTGACATTGTGTGTTCCCTTTTATCTGTTATAATAGTTATAGCATATTGATTCTAAATTGTCAACCTTTAATTTCCAAAATAACTAATTAAATTCCACCAAGTATATTCTTTGCCTTGACCAAAATTCATCCAACCCAATGCAAATACACTGACTAATACATAGCAAATAATTTCATTAAGTTTTTCATGATTAGTCATGTGGTGCATACTCCGATTCAAATTCATTAAATGAATTTTTCTTTTCATCTAGCATACGTTCTAGAGTATGAATTGCCATCCTCTTTTCATCGCTTGCACCTTCTGTCAAATTGATGATTGCATTTTGAAGTGTTTCGATATCTTGTAATACTTCGTTCATAGTAATCCTCATTGTTATTACTATTATGTTATACAATGATTCGTTCTAAATGTCAAGATATATTTTGTTTAACCAATCAAAATTATTAATTTTCTGTAAGTCATTAGGAGAATTACAATGTTTTTTGCCATAGTCTTCTCCCATTGTTGCACCAATAGAAATCAATTCATGATGTTCAATGGGCATCGGTGATTTCCAACGGTCAAGTCTCTTTTCTATATCATCAGTTGCTACACCACTTGCGAGTTTTGTACATTCTCTAAATGCACCTTTCCAAGCATTAAATGGTGTATTTGCAAATCTAGTTTCATTTGCAGGTATATCTATACGATGATATGGAAAGCCAAGTTTTGCCACGCCAGTAGTCACATCAACTATTTTTGTCGTGCTTTTAATAAAGAATGAATTACGATTAAATAATTTAACACCACCATACCCTGCTAGTTCACCAGTAGCAGGGTTTAATGCTCTCCAAACGTGAGTACATTGCGTCTGTGGTACATCTGGATATACATCTATTCTATTAGATGGTATATACGAAAAATCAAAATCATCGATTATCCAGGCATCACCGTCCACCACATAAAAGTTTTCGGTTGCACTTTGTTCGGCACACGCACGATGTGCTTCATATACGCCATCAACATCAGCAGTATTAATAACTCGCTGATTCTCACCAACCTTAGATAATATTCTATTTAAATTGTTATCTGAATAATCATCCCGGTAAGTAAGATAGAATACATCTATCACGCCACTTGAATCTCTGGCGGTTTACCATTGTCACTTACGCCTAAAATTCCTTCTGGATCACCTAACCAAAAGCGAATAGATGTATCATCTGAAAGTCTCAAATCTTGTCCCTGTGACCATCTACCGTGTTGCATTAGAACCCAATCACCCACACGTACATCTGTCTGTTCTGGTCCCACTGCATAAACTTCTGCCCAGCGTGGTCTAATGCCTCTATCACCTGATTCTGCAGTGCTGTCATCCAAATGGATAATTCCATTTAATTTTTTAAATCCGGTGTCCATATTAGTAAGAATAATTTTATTTCCAATTGGAGATAACTTTTTCATTATTAATTCCTTATTTTGATTTTTTAGATTTGTTTTTCTTTAATTCATCTGCTTTTACAAAATTGCCGTCAGCATCTTCTACCCATTCGGAATCAGTGTTTTCTTCTACTGGTTCTGAAAAAGATTTTGGTACTGGTCCGGGACTAACCTCTTGGATTACTGGCTCTGCCCAATCATCCTCCATTGGTTGCTCCGAAACTTTTGGTTTAGGAGTATCATCTAATTTAATACTTGCGGCTTTGACTGCATTTGGATTATTACGATTATAATGCTCTCTTGCTATTTCATCTGCACCTTTCATAACTCTTCCAGCACGGCCAAGTTTGTCACCACGTGCATTTGAGGCTGTATTGCCTACTGTTATGTTTTTATCTTGTTGTGCTAACAATTTGCCAATATCAATATTGACACCTCGCATACTTTTATAATTTTTCATACCTTCGCCTTTTTTATCTAAGAAACTCTTTCCAATCTAGGTCATAGTGAATACTATTTATCTTATGTATACCTATCAAGTATAGAACATAACTTGCTACACTACTTCCGCGTCCAACGCCCCATACTATTTTATTTTCTCGCATATGATCTACCAAATAAATCATATATCGTAATAGCATAATCATATCACGCTTTGAGAATTCTGTTAATTCTTCATCGACCCTTCGACGTTCCTGTTCAGTATAACATAATTTATTTACATAATCAGTTACATCAATTGTTTTATATTCATCTGGTAAGAACCAAATTGATTGATTATTTTTATCAAACTCCTCTAGTTCTGTGGTTATTATTTCAATAGGTTTTATAGCATTAATGTTTAAATAATTACTAGAAATGGCGGCATTATATTTTTCAAAATCTTCATGCCACTCTACACATTCGATAGATTCAATATTTTCTTGATTGTATAGCATTTCATATAAATCATGCCTATTATACACAACTCTACCATATTGATCTTTTAAAGAATCAATCCGTGACGATTTTTGGTTGCCAATCATGTATTTTTATAACCTCACCTGGAGTATCAACAAGTTGTAATTCACCAAGAATTACTTGTTGTATTTCATCTAATACATTATCATATTTTGGTGGGTTTGTCAAGTCTGTTTCTTCATTTACCTCATAATCAATTGTTTCTGGTGTTTTTCTAAACCACCACGGAACATCATAATAATATTCTTTTTGTCCGATCCATTTTTCTGTATCAGGCAATGCTGGATAATCTTCATCTGCATATGTATAACTCATTGTGGGATTTTCAAACTTACTTGTAATCTTAACACTTAAAATATCTATCTGACCATCTGCTATTGAATTAAGTTTAGCGTGTAGTGTCATAGCAATAATGTCACTTGTGGGGACATATGGTAACATAACTATCTTATTGTCTAATTCACTTAATTTTATTGGTGCGGACTTATGTGTAAAAATACTTTGATGCAATACTTCTTCTAAGAAGAATTTTACTTTTAGAAATGCAGCATTTCCCATTGCTAAATCAGTTGTACACCAAACAAAATCAATTTCCGCATCAAAAATTTCTGAATATAGTGATGCCTCTGCTTGTATTAATGTTGTACTAAACATTGTCTTAAATGTTGTAAAACTATTTGCAGTAATTACGGTATCGGTCATTTTTTATAACTCTCTTTTAATTCGTTTTGATTTGTATTAACTATACCTTCATACAACCAATATACATTTTCATTCATATCTGAATCATTAACATCAGTATAAAAATCGTACATAAAAAACACTGTGGGAAATAATATACTTAATTGTTTAATAAAATCAATTAAATTATTATGATTACAATTAGTTATAAATTTCAGCACATCATGCCCATTATCCCAACTCATATCTTCAAAATTAAAAAAATCTTGATTCTTGTGTATCCACGAATCTTTTATATATTCGTAAAATTTAGTAGTTTCTATATCTGTTCCATCTACTGTAATAGTGTGATATGTTTTAATGAGACTCTCATTCGTCGTCTGGGTCATCTCGATCTTCTCCTACAACTAGTGATTCCGGGGTGCGACCGCTAATAATATCAAATCGCTGTCGTTCTAATCGCTCAGTTAATTCGAATTGCAGCATTTCTAATATATCCTGCAATTGGTCAACTGCATCGTCTAGCCCCATTGAATGAGCCATGTTCATTTTCTTCAGAACATCAGTCATTTTTGTGTCTAGTTCCTCTTCGGAGAGACTCTTATACTCTTGAAACATTATTTTATTCCTTATGTCTCTATCTTATAGTATTTAGTATAAGAATTTATTTAATAAACTGTGATAATTCTGGTGCTTTCCACCCTTCTGGCTTTAGTACCTTGCCATCTTCACGTTTAATTACTTTGCCTGTTTCTGAATTGATCTTTGCAAAGTTAGTATTCATTACTTCATTCCACGCAGATTCTGCATCCCAGCCAGCAGCACGTATAGCACCTATAGTAACAACCAAAATATCAACTAATGCATCAAGTTGTTCTACTTTATCTTCTGCAACAACTGCATCTAATAATTCATCATACTCTTCATCAATTAATCCCAGATACATACGATAGTTTTCGGGAGATGGCGGTTGGTCACACGCTTCGGCAAATTTATTAATGTCTTCAAATACGTTTGTCATTTTCTGCTACTTTCTTTTTGTATAATTATTACATTATACATTATTTTAAAGGAGTATGCAACTGCTATTTTTTATTTTATTATAATTCATTTTTTTAGAAATGATCTTGCTATAATTCCACTTTTTGTTATAATAACAATATTGTTATTTTCATCAAGTATTCGATAATATAATACTCTATGGCCTGTTTTTGTCCTATTTTCTTCTATTCGTTTCATCATATTATCTTCACCCTCATTTTGATAATAATACAGTATTGCCTCCAATAGCGGTAGTATTAATACTCACGTGCTTCTCCCAAACATATGATTTTAAATAATTGGGGCCGCCAGCCTTGGGACCAGTGCCTGATAATCCAATACCACCAAACGGCTGTGTTTCTACAATTGCACCAATTTGATCTCTATTAATATAAATATTGCCAATATTAACATTGTTAATAATTTCTTCATAAAAAGATGCTATTCTGGAATGAATACTCATTGTTAACCCAAATTTTGTTGTATTGATATAGTCTATAATACTATCGAGTTCATCAACTTCATATTCATAAACATGTAGCAGAGGTCCAAATATTTCTTTATCAAAGTATTTTTTATAATCTGATACTAAATACGCACTTGGTGGAATTGTCAACGGCGGTAATTCAATACCATTTCTTGATTTTGTTGCTATAAGTATTTCATTCTCTTCTAATACTGATATTCTATTTTGTATACTTCTAAAAGAATCACCGTCAATTACACGGGTGACATCGGTATTTAAATCGTCACTGAATCCCATCTTTACAACACGAATAGCATTGGCCAACATTTTTAAAATATGATTAGAATTATCTTTTTGTAAAAATAAAAATCTTGTTGCACTACATCTTTGACCTGCACTATCAAATGCACCGAGTATAACATCCTTTACCAATTGTTCAGGTAAACATGTGCTATCAGCAATCATACAATTGATGCCTCCAGTCTCTGCAATAAACGGAATAATAGGTCCATCACGGTCAGCTAACACACGCTGAATACGCTTCGCAGTTTTATGTGAACCAGTAAATGTTATACCGTTAATTCGTTCATCTGCTACTGCAATCTCTGCATCTTCAGGATCACTAGGACATAATCTAATAGCATAGTCTGGTATTCCACATTCAAGCATGCAACTGATTGCAGTCTCGGCAACTCTAATTGTTTGTGGGGCAGATTTTGCTAGTACGGTATTACCAGTTAATAATGCTGCTATGATTGGTCCTACAAAAATTGCAAGTGGAAAGTTCCACGGTGCAATAACCATCCACACTCCGTGTGGTTGATATGTAGTTGTATTACTTTCACCTGTATAACCTAATGTATTACCTTGATTATATAATGTTTCTGCTTGTTCTGCATAATATCTAATAAAATCTACGGCTTCACGAACTTCACTAATAGCATTAGAATATGTCTTATTTGCATTAATAACTAGATTACTTGCGGCTTGTTCCATATGATCTTCTAAATGATTTGAATAATCAAGAACTAATTTCTTTCTTTCAGCAAACGTAGTTTTGCTCCATTCTTTTCTACCTTCGTCTAATATTGTAATACTATCATTCACTGATAATTGTGCAGGTACAATAAATTCGTAACTTTGTCTTCCTACTAGATGCTTAATCCACGCAGGATCAGTTAAATCATATCCACGACTATTTTTACGATCTGGATATAAATCTTTATATGTTGGTAGATTTTCTCGGTCTTTTTTCACTTCATTGAATGGATCTACTAATTGTTGATTAAAAACAAAACTAGTGTTTGCTCCATTTTCTAATAATCTACGAACAAGATATGCAAGTAAATCTTTATATTCACCTACGGGCGCATACACTCTAACACTTGTATTGTATGTATTTCGTAGATATTCAAATAGTCCATTTCCCATACCATATAATTTTTGAAACTCAAATTCACCTCCTAGGGTTTCGTTGTAAAAGTATATGGCTGCCACGGTGAATGGATTATGTGTGGCATAAGCAGGTTTGATATACTTGGATAACATAATCTTTCTTGCACATGCTAGATAACTTATGTCAGTATATTCCTTTCGTGTAAATACAGGATAGTGTAAGCCTTCTTGTTGTGCTATCTTTATTTCTGTATCCCAATATGCACCTTTGACTAAACGTATACATATCGATGTATTGAATTCTTCTGCAATATGTTCTAATGTTTCTATTGCCCCAAATGCACGTTTTTGATATGCTTGAACTGCGAATCCAATTGTGTTATCTTTAAATTTATGTGTTGATAACAATTCTTCTAATACCATTATACTTATATCTAAACGCGATGCTTCCTCAGCATCAATAAACATTGTAGTATTTTTATCTTCGCAAAGTCTGGCAATTGCTGCTAATTTTGGGACTAACTGATGTATTACATCAGCATGATTTCTTAACTCATATCTTGGATGAATAGCACTTAGTTTAATACTAATGCTATCTTCAAAGTGTGCTGCAGCCTGTATATACTTTTCGTAGTATGCATTCGCATCTTCCCAATTTGTTGCTGCTTCGCCCAGCATATCAACTGAGTATGAGTATGATTTATCTACTGCAGTTTTTGCATCTTCAATGGTTTCGGCCATTACAAATATATTGCCCATTCGTTTAACAGATTCTTTAATAATCTTACGAACTGTCGGCCAACCCAATCTACTAATTAAATTATTATATGCTGCAAAACTCTGGGCCTTAGTTAATACTTTACCACTCAAAGTTGCATAGAAACTATTTTGTGATAAAAGATTCCAATCAGCATTTGTTAGTTTTTCTTTAATTAATTTATCTTGTGTTTTTTTATCAGGTGTCCGTAGTAAACATTCACATAAAGTCATTAACGCAATGCCTTCATTGCCTGATAATTCATATGCAACCATAAGTTGATGTATCATACTAGATTCATTGAATGCAGAATTAATTACATTTGATGTTTCTAATATTTC